GTTCTTCAAAGTGGGCGCGGTGGTACAGGCCCGAGGCGGCATCGCGCACCTGGTTGTCCTGCATGTCGCGGCGCAGGTCGTCGTTGGCTTTTTGCTGAGCCTCAAGTTGATCGAGCGCCGAGTGCAATTGGGTGTCGCGGCGGTGCTGGTCGGTGACGTCTTTCCAGACCGACAACAGCTTGGTGCCACCCGTTGGGCCTTCCATGGCGATGGCCTGGCGCCAGGTCGTGAAGTCGCGGCGCTCGCCGCTGCGCTCCAGACGGTGTTCGGTCAAAAACCCCTGCGTCAGGGACAAGGCCTGCTGATCAGCGGCCCGCAAAGCCAGGGCCTGGACGGCATCGAACAGATCGGCATCCTGGGCACCCACCACCGTGGCGCGCTGGCCGGCCAGCAAGCTGGTGGCAGCCTCGTTGGCCCATTCGTAGCGCCCGCTGGCCACATCCTTGACCAGCAGGGCCACGCCCAACTGGTCCAGGGCATGCCCGACAGCGTCTGACAGAACGCCACCGGACAGTCTCTCCACAGCATTGGAATCGGCCATAACGTTGTTTGGAGTGGTCATGAGTTCTAAAAGCGGCACAGCACTTTCAACAGCGTACTGGGCCAAAGGCCTGCAGGCCAAATCTTGGCTTAAATTAACGCTGCTGACTGCCCTTCAAACATGGGATGTGAGGCACCTTTACGAGACTTGTGTGCGCTTTACCACGGTGTCTGGACCCGAAACATGACCCAACTCTGCCTTTTAGGCTGCGGTTTGATGGGCTCGCCCATGTCGCGCCGACTGCTCGCGGCCGGTTTTCCGGTCACCGTCTGGAACCGCACCCGCGCCAAAGCCGAGGCCTTGGTGCCCGATGGCGCGCTCGTGGCCGACACGCCAGCGCAAGCCGTGGCCCAGGCCGACATCGTGATCACCATGCTGGAAGACGGCGGCGTGGTGGGCGATGTGCTGTTTGGCCAGACGCCCCGGGGCGCGGCGCACGGCCTTCAGGCAGGCGCCCTGGTGATCGACATGAGCTCGATCTTGCCCGAGCATGCGCGCGAACATGCCCGGCGGCTGGCCTTGCAAGGCATCGCCAGCCTGGATGCGCCCGTGTCCGGCGGCACCCTGGGCGCCGAAGCAGGCGCGCTGGCCATCATGGTGGGCGGCGTGCTCGATGACTTCGAACGGGCACGGCCGGTGTTGGAGGTGATGGGCAGGCCCGTGCATGTGGGCCCGACAGGCAGCGGCCAGCTCGCCAAACTGGCCAATCAGATGATCGTGGGCATCACCATTGGCGCCGTGGCCGAGGCCCTCTTGATGGCCGAACGTGGCGGCGCCGACCCGGCCAAGGTGCGCCAGGCGCTGCGCGGCGGCTTTGCCGAAAGCCGCATCATGGAGGTGCACGGCCAGCGCATGGTCGAGGGCGACTTCGGCAAGCGGGGCTCGCTGGCCATCCAGCTCAAGGATCTGAACAATGCCCTGCACACGGCGGCAGGCATGGGCTTCGATGCCCCGATCACCCAGCAACTGGCGGCACTCTATGCCGATGCCGTCCGGCATGGCTTCGCGGGGCTGGACCAGTCTGGCCTGTTTTGCGAATTGCAGCGCCGTCAGAACCCAGCCATTCCCAGCGATCCAGCCCTTTGATACACTGAGTTTGAAGGGCCGATAGCTCAGCTGGGAGAGCGCTGCGTTCGCAATGCAGAGGTCGGGAGTTCGATCCTCCTTCGGTCCACCAGATTGCAAGGTTTCATGCGGGTTTGCGGGCAGCCTAGCGAGCAGGCACTGGGTGAAATAAACCCGGTCCTTCATGTAAGCCGACGCGAAATGTTGAAGTTTCCCGACGCAAAAACATGAATTACACGGGATTTCAAGATTTCGCGTCGTTCTAGGTGCCCTCGGGGAACACCGGGCGCCCAGGAATAGGCGTCGCAAGTGGATCGCCCATCGCTACGCGTTGGATTTCTCGCAGGACTTGGTCGCGGGCGCTCCAATCGCTTGGATACGGCACATTCCCTTTGACGCAACGAGTTGCAACCCGGTCAGAGAAAACCAATTCAATCTGCGCAGCGCTCTGATGGAGAAGCCAAGCCTGTTCGGGTGTGGGGATACGCAAAACGGCGGCTTGCTCATCGGAAATGAGTGTCATATCCTCGGGAACATCATCACCTTCGTCGTACCAGTGAAGCTTCCCCAAGGGGTTAGTAAAGTGTGGCATTTGTCATTCCTTATCGAGTTTCAAACCAAGTGTTCTTGCCGCCGCCTGAAATCATGTAGGTGTCGCCAGGCCTAACCATGAAACTGAACCCAGACTCCCCTGAGATGCCACCAGCTCCTGAGCCTGCGGCTTGCACCATCACACCATTGAGATACAGGTAATTAATAAAGGCGTTGAAAGAAAAACTCATATTGACAAAGATCGGGCGCCCAGTGGAGTTTGTATAGGTCGTCCCCAGGTTGCGGCTCGCCGTCAGGTTTTGCAAGGAATATGAACTGCTTCCAAGCGTGTTCAAAATTGCGGCAGTAATTGCGGCAGTTACCTGGCCAAGCCTGGTTGCGTCATTCGCACCAACAGCATCGGCACCGAGCCACAGGCCACCAGTAGCTAAGAATTGGGCAATTATGGCGCCAGCGGCATTTTGGACCTTCACAGGCTGTACGCCATCGTGCCCGCGAATTACGGTATCACCATTCGGCGTGTAAAAGAAGCGCTCTTTGCCATCGATGGATTTTGACCAAGCTCCTGTAGCCACAGACATATAAAGCAAATCCAGCGCTGCTTTCAGCTGGGAACGAATCGCCGGATTGAGGGCAATACCAGCAGCCTCAATCACATTGCAAATTTCCTCCTGTAAGGCATCGCACCAATCGGGAGTTAAAGCAGTCGCTTCGGCGCCTGTATCAGGGTTACCCCCTTGAAAACCATTTTTACCTGGCCCAAATTTGTCATGCTGGGCATTAACAGAGTCAATCCGTTTCATAGGTCCACCTACGTTAAGTAAGAGAAAAGCGCGAGCGTGTGGGCGGGCTTCGCACGGTTTATTGCGCACTCAAGCGCCTCATTGCCCCAGCGCCTCAGCCGCACGTTGCAAGGGCTCACACAGGTGGCCACCTCGATAGCGACCACATAGGAAACATTCAGCCGCCAGACCCATTTCCAGTCCGGACCGTTGACCTGCTGGTCACACGGCCCCGTGCACGTGGCCAGGCCAAAGCGGGTAATGGACGCGCCGGGATAGCCCATGCGATCGGCGATCGACAGCATGTAAGGCTCGGACAGATCACCCTGGGCCACGACGCGCTGAACCAAGTCTTTGTGTCGCCGCTCGATGGACGATTGAGTGCCAGCGCATGCGTCTGGCAAACGGTAGTTGCGCTCCCAGTCAGGCAGCCCTATGACCGTGGCCGCTGGATCCTGTTCGACCAACAACTGGTCGGCCGACTTGAGCACGGTTTCCAGCACAGATGCAGTGCTGGCCAGCTCGGCCCCAAGCAAGGGCGCGCGTGGGTCGTAGGCGATGGGGGGAAGCCCGTTGATCAGGCTTTCTAAGATGGTGGCGCTCATGGCATCAAGTCAGCGCGGTGGCGCCACGGACAACACGCTGGATCACGGTGGCGTCAACCGTGGCGTCAATGTTTGCGGCAGGACTTGTCAGGTTCACGTCCACCACGCCATCCACGGAAAGAATCGCCTTGATGACCTGGTTGCGCACCAGGCGCTGCCCAGGCTTGATCGCTGCAAAGATGCGATCAAGCGCGGTGGCGATCAGCACCAGGACATCGTCAAGCGAAACGCCCGCTTCAAGATCCAGCGATCCGGTGATGGCCACCAGCACTTCGGTGTAGGCCAGGGCGAGCACATTGCCAGCTGGGATCTCGGCGGGCTTACGGGCGTCCAGCACGGCCTGGACCGCAGCCAAGATGCCTCCAGAAGGCAAGCCAGTCTTGGTAATCGGCACCACATCGACGGTTCCGCCGCCGCGCCGCAGGGGGAACGAGTAGGCATCGACAACACCAGGCACATCAAGTGCCCAGCGCACATAGTCCTCAGCGTTGCCGCCCTGTGCTGGTTCGCCTTGCCGCAGTAGCAATCGCTGGAGCAGATCGGCCGGGCTCTCGATGGCCACCCCACCCGACATTGTCAACACGGTCACAGACGCGATATTCGATGGCGGTGCGTCCATCGTTGCCGCCGTGGCAATCACCAGGTTTCCAGCCAGGCCGGGAGTGACAGCAACCGCCGCCACATCCACCGTGCCATCGCCAGAAACCACAGCGGCAGCGGTCGTCACATAGCCCTGCGTCTTGATGCGGAAGGCCGTATTAAGCGGCACATCAGCGCCCACGGTGCCGACAAAGCGCGCGGTTCCCGAGGCTGGGCCAGCTTGCTTTTGCGGTACCCCGCTCTGGGTGGCCTTCTTGATCATGACATCATCGTCCGCCGTGTCGGCGAATATCTGGCGGTAGATCCAAGACTGGTGGGCATAGAGGCCCTCAGCCACGGCCGCAGTGCCGCATGCGCGCACGAAGTGGTCGCTGTCCTCACCGACTTCCGCGTCAGCCTGCTGGTTCACCACAGCTTGCAAGTAGCGATCGCGGATCTGCTCAAAGGTAGGTACTGGATAAGCCATGTTCAAGCCACCTTCACGGGGTGTTCAAAGGTACGGGGCCGACCGCTCGCGTCAACCGCCTCGATAAGCAAGGCCAGCCGCTTGGTGCCGTCATCCACGATCTGGATCTGGGTGGCCACCGTCAACTGGCTGATGCGCCCTGCATCGACCAGTGGCTGCAAAGCAGAAAGCGCGAACCTGCGAGCGTTGTCTGCAACCCGTGGCGTGGCCTTCTCGCGAGCCAGCGTGTGCAACAGTGAGCCAAGCTTTGGCGCTGCCCAATAGCTGCCCAGAGGCACGGACAAGCGCAGATAGACAGCATTGGCCAGACCATCGGCCGGATCGCGCGCCAACGCGCCAGGGTGGGCCGTGTCCAGTACATAGTCGCGGGTTACAGGGTCAATGAAGGTATCGCTCACATCAGCTCCCTGGGCACAGACGAGATGCCGCCACCCGGCAGATTGTGGTCATGGCCGTCGTAGGTCGCTCGCATGCCCGACATCGCGTGCGGCGTCCCGGTGGCGGCACCGTCCGTCACATCGCCTGCGGCCGTGATGTCCGTTCCTGCCGTGATGCTGGTCCCAGCCTGCACGCTCTGCGCGACCTGCAATGAGCCGCCGACCACCATGTCGCTGGTTGTTTCGACCAGCGGCGTCTCCAGCAAGACCTTCACCGCCGACTTGGCATGAATGGTCCGATCGGCGCGAAGGTGGATGAAGTCACCCCATTGGTTATAGATAGCCGCCTCACCATCCTCGTTGACCGTGAAGCGAAATGCCCCATGCTCGCCAGCCACCAAGACGCAAGCACTGGTACGGCCGCCCAGCGGCACCGCGATGTACTGGGTGCCTGCGGGGCCTGCCGACACAAAGCCGAACTGCTGGAACAGTTCCAGGTTAGGCAAGGGCTCGTCTTGCAGGCCATCGACAGACACCAGTTGCACGGGCGAGCCACGGTTGATCGAACGGGCCTCAACTCGAAATGCAAAGCGAAGCCCGTTCAGTGCCCGGCTGATTTCCCTGCGGATGGCATCAATCATTGGGCACCTCCGGTCGGTGCCGTCAGATCAACGATCACGCCTGGCAAGCCGTTCTTGCCTCGGCGATGCTTGCGGTGGTGGGGGTGCGCCGTCACAACCCAAGCACGGTCCTCGCACAGGGTGAGAGTCGCGCGGGCACTCTCGGCCCGGCTCTCCGTGAAGCGCCTGGCCAAGCAGAAATATGTTCCGTCCAGGTCGTGCGGCTCGCTGACCACGCGCACGCGCTGGCCAGGCGCCCAGAGTGTCCCGGAAGCGTTGCGCTTGCCCAGAATGACAGCCTGAAGGTCAAAGGACTTGACACGTTCGTCGCTGATGATCTTCGTGGCGCGTGCCCTGGCGATCGCCTCGTTCGTGGCCTCATGGTCCACCACCACCAATGGGCGGTAACTCGGCACGCCTGTGTCCTGTACTGTGGCGCGCACATTGGGCTTGCCCATCCTGACGTTGGTGCCGATGGACTGGCCCAGCACTGTGACCTCGCTGTGCCGCACGCTCATGGACTTACGCTCCCGCAGGCTCACCAAGTTGTTCTGCGGCCCACTCTCAAGCATCACCAGCTCATCAACGACCGGCGAGTCATAGTTCGGACCGCCCACCACCAAGGTGCCGTCAGGTTCAAACCAGGGCCAAAGCCCGTTGGCCTCGGCGGCACGCTGTAAGGCCTGCCAGGCGGTATCCCCCGGCTCGGTGCACACTCGGTCGCGCAGCAACTGCGTCTCTGCATCAATCCTCACGCGGTTGATCCCCAGCGGGCGCACGATTTTGGCCACCACCTGTTCCAAGGTCAGCTCTTCCTGCCCGAAGATCGGTGCTGAGCAATCGACCAGCACGGCGGCACCGTCGCGACCATCCAGATCCAGAACCTTGCCGCTCTTCTGCACGGTGCGCACCCGGTTGTCCAGACGTCCGCTCATCACCACATCGCCGCCAACGCGCACTTCCACAGGCGCGCCTGCATCAATGGGCGAATCCAGCTTGAGGCTGGAGCAGGACAAGCCGACGTGCCAGGCATCGGCAGGCACCAGCAATGAGGAGTCGATGTCATAGCGAGTCCAGCCGCTTTGCGTCTTGCCGTTAATCGTGATTTCCACCAGGTCGGTCATGGCGTCCTCACTGCGCGTATGCGTTCAACTGGTCGCCCGCGTCCACCAAGACCTTGCGGCCCAGGTGGTTCAGGCGCACCAGCTCGACCGCACGGGTGTGGTCACCGTAGAACTGGTGGGCGACCAGGCGCAGGTGGCTCCCGATCGGGGAAACGCGAACCACGACGGGTGGCCGCAATTCGATGGCGGCGCGCGCGGCTTCCTGGAGGTTGAAAGCTGCGGCAGCCAGCGCCTCGGTCACGGCATTGCCACGCTCGGAGCCCAGCGCGCTGCGCGCCGAGGTGATGGCGTCTTGCAAGGCAGCACGCCCCACGTTCGCCACACGCTCGATGTCCTGCCTGGTCAGCAGTTGCTCGTCGATCTCTCCGGCCAGGACGATGCTGGCCGCTTCGACAATGCCAGACGCAGCCACCGTCTTAGCGTGTGACTCAATCACGGCCGCGTCAGCCACGGCATGCTGGTCTGTACCTTCAGGCAGCACGGTCACTGCCTGCGGCGCCAAAGTGGTGGCAACGCGGTCGAAGTCGTCTATGCCGCTACCCTTGAGTGAAGTGCCCTTGAAGAGCAAATTACGCCCACCAAAAGGCAGTCCCTGCAAGGCTACGTCCACCACCGTGATCATGTCTTGAGCCCAGGCACGCGGATGGATGATTGGATCCAAATCGGCAAGCACAGCGCGAATGCCCGTCGTATCCGTCAAAGCCTTCAATTGGGCCTTGGCTTGCCCGAGCGCCGACCGCAGGGCGGTAATGCGCGGAAAGCCACCCTTGCTGGCCTCGCTGACCGTCGGCACCACAGCTTCAACCGATCCCGCCCGCGCGCTTTCGGCGCTGGCCGTGACCTGGTCGGACGCCGACACTGCGGACGGCTGGCTGAAAACCGGGCGCGACAGGATGTTCTGGACGAACGAAAGCTGAATGCGGCATGAGTCGATGGCTTCCGGATCGTGGGTCACGGGCCAGCTCTCGGCCACCATGCGCTCCAGCGGACCGAAGATGGGATGCACCAGCACACCTTCACCAGGCGTGGCCAGGACGGCCAGGAACGCCTCCAAGCGGTCCTCATAGTCATCACCACGGAACAGCGCCTGGAGCTGAACGCGGCGGGCCTTCATGCCCAGGTCGCCCACGTCGGCTCCATCCACATACGGCAACTCGGTGACGCTCAGCGCCTTTCCAAAGGGATCTTGGGTGCTCAGCACTTCAAAGGACAACCCCTTGTAGCTGGCATCCTTGAGCAGTTTCGACCAGCTCATCGACGGCGCCCCAGTCTGTCGGCCACGTCGCTCATGGATTCATACATCTTGGTGTCATTGAAGTGAAGCTCGACGGGACGGCTTGCCGTCTGCTTTGCGGCGTTGGCGGCGTCCTTCGCGGCTTCAGCGGCTTCCTTGCTTGCCGTGGCAGCTTCCAGGATCGCGGCCGCCATGCCGGTGTCGCCGCTCATAGCGCCGAGCATCCCGCCATCGGCTGTTCCAGCAAAGGCATCCTGGTTGCGTTGAACCACGGTTGCGGCAACAGAGGACAGCAGCAGGCCACCGGCCAGGATTGGGCCAGCCGCACCGCCACCAAGGGCAGTGGCTGCGCCGCCACCGGCCGCAGCAACCCCACCAGCAGCAGCAACCTCCGCCGCGCCCACTCCGGCTGCGCCAAGTGCTGCGCCACCGCTCAACAGCTTCAGGGCACCCCAAGCCCCGATCGCCCCCGTCACGCCCAAAACCGCAACCTTGGCGCCTTCCAGTGCCTCCGCGAACCCTGGATAACGGCGGTACAAATCAATTTGGGCTTCGGCCAGCTTTGACACAGCGCCATTGGCCGTCATCATGGCTTCTGTCTGTGCGTTCTGTGTTTCAAACTCTCGCTGGGCGTAGGTGTAGCCAGCACCCTCAGTGATCAACGCGGCGTTGTCTTCGATGGCGCCCTTGCCGGCGTTCATCTTGTTGCGGATGTCGGTCATGTAGGAGCGGCCGTTCATCAGGCCAAGCAATCCTAAAAGGGCCTGGCGGTCGGGGAACATGCTGCCAACAACGGAACCCTTGAGCAGGCTTGCTTCCGAGCTGTAGGCCTCCTGACGCTCGGCATCGGTCATCCTGGCGCCCTTTACACCGGCCGCCAAGGTCTTAGCCTTCTTGTAGGCAGGATCCTTGTCAGCAATCCGGTCAACCAACCGCACGATGGCTTCTAAGGGATCAACGCCATTCTCTGTGGCTTGAGCAAGAGAACCTGTCAGGTCAACGCCAAAGCGAGTTTTGAAGGTGTGCTGGGTGCTGTGACTATTCAGGTGCTCCAAAAGATTCACCAGATTGTTCCCCGCCTCATCTTCTGAGCCCGCCGTACCTATGCTTGCTTGATTGGCGGCAAGCAAAGAGTCAATACCCTTCTGTCCGCGCATGCCTAGACTTCCGGCAAGTGCCATCTGCGGCTTCAGCCATTTGGCCATGTCCTTGAGCTCAAATCCGCCTTCTTGACCCGCGATCATGGCGTGGTCCATCAGCAAGCCCATGTCTGAAGACGAAAGCCCCATATTCTTCTTGGCGGCAATCTGTATCTCTGCCAGCTTGATCGGATCGGCGCTGGATGCAGTTCCGGATCTAACGATGCCAGGCAGCATCGTCATAGCTTCGGACGGATCATTGCCGAATACACCACTTGCGATCAACTTATCCAGCGTCGCCAATGCTCCTTCACGCGTACCCCCACCGAAGCGAACAGCGCCGGTAACGGCGGCACTCATAGACCCCATGCCAGCGCGTCGCTCCGCAATGGGCTTGCCCGCATAGGCCGTATTGGCAAGATTGCGCAGCGACATGTCGTAGTCCGCCGCACGCTTGAGTGGATCCGCCGCGATCATGTTGAAGGCAGTGACACCGGCCACCCCGGCACTGACGTTGCCCGCCATGCCCTTTGCCATGCCCCAGGTACGCACCAGGCGGCTCACCTCGCGCTCTGCGTTCTTCGCCTCGTCAGCCACCTTCTTGACCGCCGTTGCCGCCTTCGTGGCCTCATTGGCCTTGCTGCCCATCTCGGTCAGCATCTTGGGGATGTCGGCCAGCGCCTGCGTGGTCGTCTTTGCCTGGCGTTCCAAGGCATCGAACTGCCGCTGCATCTTGCTCACCGCATCTTGCAGCGGGGCAACAAGCTTGTCATTCAATGACAGCGTAAGCGCGACGTTCAGATCGTTGCTCATGGGGCCTTGTTGGTCTTCTTATGACGCATTGAAACGTAGGTGATGGCCGGTTCAGTGACTCGACCTGGTCGTGACGGTGAGCCGGACGCTTGAGGGGCTGGCGTGCGCGTCTTGGTGGAGGGCGACACCTGGACGATCATCCAAAGAAGATCGCTCATGGCCATGCCCTTCAGTTCGTTTGGGTCGATCCCGTTTCGGAAGGCCCAAGCTCGGACGGCGAGCCACCAGTTTTTCGCGGGAGAGGCCCTTCTTTCCGAATTTTTTTTTCCAGTTCGTTGCTGGCTTTGTCCAGCACGTTCCAGTCGGCCGGGTGCATGCCGCGCAGCAAACTTGTGGTGATCTCCGGTGGAACCTCCTCGGCATTTCCATGAGGGATGAGGGTGCCAAGCTTGATCAACTGCCGGGCCAACAGGGCAGTGCTGATGCGCAAGGCCTGCGGGTTCTCACCGGCTTCGATCAGTTCTTCCGTCGCACCGATGTTGTCGTCGACAGTAGCGGTGCGCAGCACGAAATCCTTGTGCACCACGCCACCCACGACCACGCCAATGAGCAAAGTGTCACTCGTCGTCAACATGGCTTACTCCGTGATCTTGTCGCAAGCGACCATGCTGATGTTCTGGTGGGCTTCGCCGCCATCGACCGTATAGCTCTCGCCGACATCGACGGTGAAGCAATCCAGGTAGCTGGTGCGCTTACCGCCACCAGTCGGTTGGATCGTGATCTTGGCGCCTTCGATGTTCTCCCAGTCAACGGGCTCGCCAGTGATCGGGATCACTGCCGTCACACTCAGGTCGTAAGACCTGGTGCCGCGCGTGAAACCAGAGGTCTTGCCTTTGCGGTTCATCGTCTTGACAGGACGACGGCCAGTGTTGATCCGAGGGCTCAAGCTTTGGATTTCGATTTCACGGCCATCAAGCTCCAGGATGATCGCGCCGACGTATTCTTCAAGTGCCATTCAAGGTCTCCTAAATCAGGTGGATGCCAGCGCTTACAGGATCAGATCCATGCGGCCGCCGAACACATGGAAGCCCTTGACGATCTGCGTGGGAATCGCCGCGTCAATGCGGTTGTTGTCCTGCTCGTCATATTCAAGAATGAGGGCGTCCTTCCAGGCGTCCACGTTCTCGCAAATTTCCAAGGTCTCGCATTGGTGAAGCACGTTCAGGATCTCGCTGCGCACGGCCGCGACCACTCGTGCAGTGCGCTTGTCGCGCGGGAAGCGCAAGGCGATGCGGGTGCGGACCGCCTTGCGCACATAGTCCAGCGACCGAATCGTGGTGAAGTCCAGCAAGGACACGTCAGGCACGCCCTGCGGGTCCAGCACATACGTGGTGATGGCGCGCACAACCTGCACCACCTCACCAGGCCCCACCTCCAGCGGCGTCACGCCATTGGCAAGCAGCACTTCCATCTCGGACCCACCGAGGCGGTTCGGGATCGACGGCGGCGCGATCCCGGCCAGGGGCAAGGTATTGAGCGGACGGGCCGGATCTTCTTCGCTGGCGCAGACGCTAGCCATCGCGGCCGCGATCTCAAACGGGTGTGAAGGCGTTCCTTTCAGATAGGCCAGCAACATGCGGCCAGCGTTCAACTGCCCGGCCAAGGTGGTCGCGGCGGACAGCACACCATTGAAGCCGACGATGCAGTAGCCTCCGCGCTGCTCACGCGCTGCGCCACGGTCATCCAGGTGCTGGCGCAAGGCGGTCAGTGGCGTCTGGGTCGTGTACGGCGATGTAAGCAGCTCGTAAGTCGCAGCGAACACGGGCGCCAACGTCGTGGGCATGTCGGGATCAACTGCACCACCCGTGAAAGCGGTGACGGCAACGGCAATACCGGACCCCGTCACCGAACACGTCCAGTTCACACCGTTGAGCACAGTACCCTTGTTCTTGGCGGTGCCCGTCACCGTGCCTGCATTGGCCGCAAAGGTAGCTGGTAAATCCAGGTTTGCCGCCAGTTGCGCCGCCACCGTGGTGGCGAGCTGTGGCGCCGTCACGCCAACCGCGAAGGGAACCTGCACAGCCACGTCGCCCAGCGTCATCGTGGCAATGCCAGCCGTCACAGCCGTTCCGGTGAACGCCAGCGTGCCCGCAGCAGCCACGGACAAGGCTGCATCGACCTGTGGCATCACGCTGATGTCAACGTAACGATTGGCCTGGACAGCAGCCGACACCATCAGGTGGGCCAACGAGCCACGCCCGAAGAACACGGCCGCGTCCTGGTCGGAGAACACCTGCATGGGCGCACCGGCCGTGGCTGTACCGGAAGCCAGCATCGGCGCCACCACCAGCACGCGCTGGAGGTTGGTGGCGAGCGAGCGCACCGCAAGCCTGTAGTTGAATTCGAAGTACTTGCCCGGTCGACGAATCGACGCGGGGATGGTGTCAAAACTGATGTTCTTGCTGGCCATGCTGGCTCCTGATTTTCAGGTGGTACGGGTTAGAACGTGGTGGGCTGCGCGATGGCGCGGGTGAGGCACATGCAGCCCTTCTGCAGGTCCGTGGCACCCGTCGCCACCCAGCGCTGGTCGAGGCCCGGTTGCGCCTTCAGCTCGGCCACCAGTTCGCCCAGTTCCTGGGCCTTGGCCTTCACCTTGTTCATGAGGTCGATCTCGGCTTGGCTCAGGTCGCGATAGCCGGTGATATTGGTGTGTTGGTCTTTCATGGCTTCAGCCCTTTCAAGTCTTGCGGTTCTGGATCCGGGCCCGGCGCTGTGATCGCTCATCGGCGCGGGCGTGCTCTTTGCGCTGACGCGCCAGGTTGCGGGCTTGCCTGCGAATGCGCTTGGCATGCGCGGCCTCGATGCGGTCGCCGTCGCGGTGCTGGCGCTTGCCGCCGCCCGATGCCCGGCGCTGATACCCACTGCCCGCACGCAGCCCCGTGCTTGACTGAGCGCCCACTGCGATCGGGCTTCCTGACAGGCCCAAGGCCAGTGCGGCGACCAGGCCACCGCGCTTCAGGCGCGACATCAGGCGGACCCGCCCAAGACATCGACCTGGATCAGCTCCCGATCGGCCAGGCGGCGCAACACATAGGGCGTCATCTCGACAGGCTCGCCCATTTCATCGTGTGTGAAGTACGTGCGCGGGCTGTCTTCCTTCGGAACATTCAGGCCCTTGGCCGCTTTGACTTGCATCGTGGTCCTCTCAATCAATCACTGAGGGTGACTTCGTCGGCGGCATCGCGCACGTCGTCACCGGGTTTCAAGAAATAGCTCAGACCCACGGCCGTCAGATCCGACGCGGCTTGGGCCTCACGGTCCACCGCCTTGTCCTTCCACGACGTGGTCCATGCCTGGCTGAAAATCGACAGCGCCTGGTTGTTGAAGCGCCCTTGAAGCACCGGCTTGATGTCACCGGGCTGCAAGGCATCAATCGGCAGACCCAGCGTCAAGCCGCTGAGCAGGTCTTTGGCTGCATCCAACAGGGCATAGGTGCCCATCTCAATGCCATTG